CCGAACGTGGATGAGTTCTACTATCAGGACAAGGATCAGGTCCCGAATCACGCTTTAGGCGCGTTCTGGGACTACCAGAAGGCCAAATACGACAAGTGGGTAAACCTATCGGAGTCGGCTGAAGGGACGCTGCTGGCGTTGCCTGGGCGGTTCCTGCACGGCGTCCCACCGAAGTTGCGGCACAAGTTGACCAACGTCAACTACCTTGAGCTGCAACACGATGCCGCGGGCATACCGCACAAACCTGCGGTTCACTTCTACGCGACATCCGAAGAACAGGCGTGGGCGAAGGCGACGAAGGCCGCGATGGGCGATTACGCCATTGTCTGGTCGCTCGCCGGATCGTCCGTACATAAGACGTGGCCCTACGTGGACAACATCGTGGCGGCGCTGCTGCTGGAGTTCCCGAACGTCCATATCGTCATGGTGGGCGGCCCGTCAGCGGTGTTGCTCGAACAGGGTTGGTTCAAGGTTGACGAGACCGGGATGCCGTTGCGCGATGCGGCGGGCAAGAAGATACCAACGGATCCGCGCGTACACCCCATGTCGGGCGACTGGACGATCCGCGAGACGATGGCATTTGCTCAGGTCGCGGACATGGTGATCGGCCCGGAAACGGGCGTGCTGAACGCGGTATCGCACGAGAACGTCGCCAAGATCGTGTTCCTTTCTCACTCCACCTCTGAGAATCTGACGCGAGATTGGATCAACACGCACGCCCTGATTGCCAAGAACACGCATTGCCCGGGCCGTGGCGACAACGAGGCCCCGGCGTGCCATCAGTTGCATTACGGGTGGGATCATTGCAAAAACTCGTTGGACGATGAGGGCAAGCCAATGGGCATCGCGCAATGCCAGATCGAAATCACCGACGAAATGGCATGGGCGGTCATCGCGCCGCAAATCCATCAGGCGCTTAACAAGGCGGCATAAATGAGTACGTCAGGCACATACACTTGGACGGTGACACGGGATGACATCATCCGTGAAGCTCTCCTCAACATCGGCAAACTGGACGTTTACGGTCAGATTGACCCGATTGAGACCACCGACTGCGCCCGCAAGTTGAACATGATGGTCAAGACGTGGATGGGCCGCTTGGACTACGCGCCCGGTTTGAAGGCATGGACGCGTCAGCGTGGTGACCTGTTCCTGTCATCGAGCGATTACAGTTACAACCTTGGACCTACGGGCGATAACTGGGCCGGCGGCTGCACGGCATTGCCAGGGCAGAACTACGGCACGGCGCCACTGACCACGGGCGCTGCGGCGGCGGCGGTGACACTGTTTGTCGGGACGCTGACGTCCAACTTCACGGCCAACGATTACGTCGTTATCGAGCTCGACACCGGCGACATCTTCAGCACGACCTGCGCGGCGGTCAACAGCGGTGCGGGCTCCATCACGATTGCCACGGGTTTGCCATCCTCGGCGTCTAGCGGCAACTATGTGTACAACTACACGACCAAGGCGCAGCGTCCTTTAGAAATCGTCACGGCAATCTTGCGCGATAACCAAAGCAACGATACGCCGTTGGACTACATGACGCTCCAGACGTACGAATCGCTGCCGACCAAGACATCAAGCGCGTACGTCGCGGACCCAACCGCCATCTATTACGAGCCGCAGATCGGCAACAGCGGCCCGTCGGGCGCGAACGGCGTGCTCTATATTGACTGTGGCGGCGCTCAGGACGTCACCAAGCAGATCCACATCGTGTACTTGCGCCCGGTGCAGGACTTTAACAACCCGTTGGACAATCCCGAGTACCCGCAAGAGTGGTATTCCGCGCTGTGCTGGGGACTGTCTAAGCAGATCGCGCCCATGTTCAACGCGCCGTGGGGTCCGGTCATGGAGCAGAACTTCCAAGAGGCCGTGACGTTTGCGCGTCACAGCAACACGGAAACCTCGGACGTGTACTTCATGCCAGGCGCGGGTAACCCGTAATGAAAGTCGTACCGATGTTCGGGGCGGGCATTCAGGGGAGGTCGCTGCCGGTCACGGCACAGCGACGCCTCAATTGCTATTTCGAGCAGCGCCCCGACGGCGACAAGGCCAATATCGTCGTCTACGGGACGCCCGGACTGGTCAACCTCGGCACGATGCCTGGGGTCATCCGACGAATGCTCGGCACCCAGTCGCTGCTATACGTCGTGGCTGGCTCTAATGTCTATTCGGTCAGCACGTCGTATGCGCGCACCACCATCGGCGCCCTGAACACCAATTCAGGCACGGTCTCAATGGCGAACAACCCGTCGCAGGTCGTGATCGTGGACGGCGTGAACGGTTACCTGTACACACCGGCTACCGGCGCGTTTGGTCCGATCACGTCGCCCGGGTTCCCCAACGGCGCCAACACCGTGACGTTTGTCTCGGGCTATTTTGTGTGCGAGCAGCCGGGTAGCCAGTATTTCTGGGTCTCGAACCTGTACGACGGTTCCACGTGGAACGCCCTGGCATTCGCGTCGGCGGCTCAGTACAGCGACAACATAAAGGCTGTGGACGCCCTGATTGGTAACCTCGTACTGTTCAGCGAGAAGCACACGGAATTCTGGCAGAACGTCGGTACGTCACCCGAGCCGTTCGCGCCGATCATCTCGGCAACGTCTGAGTTCGGTATCGCTGCTATATACTCGCGCGCGCACGTCAATCAAACCATCTGTGTCTTGGCGATGAACCCCCAAGGGGCGCCGCAGGTAGTGCAGATCGCGGGTTACAACATCACCGTGATCTCAACGCCGGACATGGACTACATCATGTCCAAGATGTCCACCGTATCGGATGCCATTGCGCTCTCGTACATGGTCAACGGGCATCCCATGTACCAGATCACGTTCCCGACTGCGGATCGTTCGTTCCTATACGACACGGCATCGGGCTTGTGGAGCGAGACCCAAACGGGCTTGACCACGAAATACAGCACCCGACACATCGCCCAGCACTCCACGTATTTCAACGGCTACACCGTCGTGTCGGAATACAACTCGGGCAACATTGATCGCTACGACACTGCGACCTACACCGACAACGGGGCGATCATCCCGCGCGAACTGATCACCCGTCACGGTTCCAACAACTTCAACGTGTTCAGCATCGACGAGATCTACCTTGACATGGAAACAGGCGTGGGCCTCGTATCCGGTCAAGGGTCGGCACCCTGCGTCATGTTAGAGGTCAGCAAAGACAACGGCAGGACGTATTCCACACCGCGGCAATTGAGCCTCGGCGCGTTGGGCAACTATCGTCAGCGCCTGATCGCCCGTCGGTTCGGATCGTCCCGCGATTTTGTATTCCGCATCCGGTTCACAGATCCGGTGCAGTTCACCATCACCGACGGCGCAGTGACGATCCGCGAGGGCGAACAGTGACCGCTCCGTTATCGCCAATACCTGGGCCACAGATCAGCTCCAAGGACTTGCTCACGCCAGTCTGGCGTTCGTGGTTCAATCAACTGTACCAGTACATCAGCGTCAGCGGTGCAACCGGTGGCTTTCTGGGCGCATCCACCCCGCTATCCACCACCGCACCTTTGACGGGCGGCGGTTTATTGTCGGCCAGCTTGACGCTCGGAATCGACCAGACGGCAATTACCATTACCGAATCGCAAGTCACGGGCCTGACAGCCGATCTGGCGCTCAAGGCGCCGCTATCGTCACCGGCCCTGACCGGCACACCCACGATCAACGCCGTCTCCATACGGACCGGCACAGGCAGCCCTAACGGATCCGTCACCGGTAACCCGGGTGACCTGTATCTCAACAAGTCGGGCGGCGCGGGGACGACGCTCTACGTCAAAGAATCGGGGACGGCGACAAACACGGGATGGGTGGGCAAATGACCGCAATAGCGCAATTGGTTGAGGGGCATGGCGAGAAACTGGATCAACTGGAAGCCGAAATGCACCGGTTGCCACAGCAGACGTGCAGCGTGCGCCACATATTCGCGCCCGGAATGTACATCCGAGAGGTGTCTATTCCCGGCGGCACGTATGTGGTCACCCACAAGCACCGCGAGCCGCACCTAAACGTATTTGTGCAGGGCAGCGGCACGATGATCATGTGCGACGGCAGGCATCAGCCCATGAAAGCGCCGATGACCTTTGTCAGTCAGCCAGGGCGAAAAGTCGGCTACGTTGAGACCGACCTCGTGTGGCTGAACGTCTGGGCGACCAACGAGACCGACATCGAAAAGCTGGAAGCCATGTTTTTTGATAAGACGGAAGAATTCGCCGAGGCGCAGCAGCAGAATCGCTTGAGCCGGGACGTCAAACTGATCGGCTACGAACGCGATGACTATGCGGCGTTTCGCGATGAATTGGGCGTTGACGAGGCGAAATGTCGGCAGATTTCAGAAAATACCGACGATTTGATGCCGTTACCGTACGGAGCATACAAGGTGAAAATCGGCACGTCCGTGATTGAGGGCAAGGGCGTCATTGCCACGGCTGACATCGCGGCGGGCGAATTCATCGGTCCCGCACGGATCGGCACCCTGCGGACGCCGTTGGGACGCTATGCCAACCATTCTCCTACCCCAAATTGCAAATTTGTCAATGCAGGCGACCGCATTATTTTGGTAGCATTACGCCCGATAGTGGGCTGTCGCGGAGGCTTTGACGGCGAGGAAATCACGGTGAACTACCGGGACGCCCTTGCACTTAACCTACAGATCGGAGCGCAGTCATGAGTGGAGTCGCAGGGGCTATCGCAGGAGCCGCAGTAGTCGGGGCCGCCGGTAGCATGATCGCCGGTAGCGAGGCCGCATCAGCGACCCGTGACGCATCCAATGCCGCTATTGCGCAGCAACAGGCGGCGCTACAGCAACAAGCCCAGTTGTCCGCTCCATACCGTCAGCTCGGGCAGAACGCGATGGGCGCGTACCAGAACCTGTTGGGCATCGGCGCCAACGGTCAGGTCAACCCGCAACTCGCGGAGCAGACCTTGCAGAACTTGCCCGGTTACCAATTCCAGCAGCAACAGGGCCAGCAGCAGACGTTGGCCGCGGCCGGCGCGATGGGCATGGGGCTGTCGGGCAACACTCTGCAAGCGCTGTCCAAGTACAACCAAGGCTTGGCTGATTCCACGTATCAGCAAGAACTCCAGAACCTTCTGGCACCCGTTCAGTTGGGCCAAGCGGCAGCGGCGGGTCAAGCCGCAAACGTCGGTCAGGCCGCATCCAACATCGGCAACATTGCGATGAACCAAGGCCAAAATCAGGCCAACATCGCCATCGGCCAAATGGGCGGCATCACCGGATCCATCAACAATGCCATGAACCAGTACACAACCATGAACACGCTCAAGGCGCTACAGGGCGGATCCGCAGTCGGCGCATCACCATACGTTGCCCCGACGTTATCCACCCCGCAGACCAGCGGCTTTGGCGACATTTTCGGAGGCCCCTGATATGGCTATTGATCCGCAAAGCATCGCCAGTATTGGCCAGAACGGGCCAGACATCGCCGGTTCTACGATGAAGGCATACACGTTGGCCGACGCGATCGACCGACGTCAAATGAACCAGATGACGTTGCAATCGCAGCGTGAAGAACAAGCAGATCTCGGCAAGATCAAAACGCTGTCGCAACAGTACGACCTGAGCAACCCTGAGCAGCGTCACGAGCTGGCGTCGCGGGTGCAAAAGGAAGTCGGCGGCAAGTACGCGATGGACTTTATGCGGATGGCTGACGAGCAGGATCGTCGCTCTCAAGAACTGAACGCGTCGCAGCTTGACACGTACCAGAAAAAGCACGAGATCATGACGTCGGCCATCATGCCGATGTATCAGCAGATTCAAGCGGCGACGCAGCAAGGTATCCCACCAGGGCAAATTGAGGCGCAGCTGCTGCCGGCGTTCAAACAGACCCTCGAAACGCTGCAAAAGCAAACGCTGCCCAACAGCGAAAAGGTGCTGAATCAACAAGACATCCAGCAGATCTCGACCATGCTGTCGGGTCAGCCGGGCGCATTGTTGGGCGGCATCAATTCCGCGATGGCGGCGTCAAGGACGGCGCAGGAGTTTTTTGCTAAGCAAGCAAAAGAAAAGCGTGAAAGCGAGAATGTTCAAAGCGAAATAGCGCATCGCAAAGCAATGGAGAAACAAGGCGAAGATCGAATAAACATTGCTCGAGGCCGAGCGGGCGGCGGTGGCCGACCAAAGCCACCGGCTGGCTATGAATGGGATCCAGACGATCCAGAATCGTTGCGGTTTATTCCCGGCGGACCCAAGGACCCAACAAAATCGCCAATCTCCGGGCGCGAAGGCGTGATGTTCAGTCGCGTTGCATCGTCGGCTAACGAAGCCGTTGCGGCCATCAAGAACATCGTTGAATTACCGGTGGGTGCGTCATCTGGCGTGTTCGGCATCGGCGCAACTCCGGGTCACGGAATTTTGTCGTCTGCAAAGGGCGCATTGACGAACAAAATGGCTGATCAGGACGTTCAAGATTACAACACGATGTTGGCGGGCGTTCGGCGCAACTTGGCGACCATTGAAACCGCAGGTTTGGCGCCAAGTGGCGCGTTGACCGAAGGATTCGCATCGCTTGAGTTGCGAGCCGGCGATACCCAATTGACCAAAATGCGTAAATTGGCCGAAATGCGTCAGGTCGTTGAAAAGGGACTTGAGGTCAACCTTGATAACCCGCGGTTGCCGCAAGAGCAGAAAACGCTTGTTGAGCGCATCATCAACGACGTTCGCACCGCTGTGCCGTTTACGCAACACGACGTTACCGAATTCCAGAAGGCGGGCAAAAAGAATTCGGAAACGACGCTCACCGACTACATGAATCAAAAGGGCCTAGCCCAACCAGTCTCTCCCACCCCCGGTCCTGCTTCCCCCACTGCGGCCCCCTCCCCCGCAGCCACCGGTGGGGCCGGGGGTGGGACCTCTCGAGAAGTTACTGCGACCGGCCCGAATGGGCAGAAATTGGTGTTACGCAACGGTCAATGGGTGCCGCAATAATGGACAATCTGCCGCCATTACCACCGGGGTTCACCGTAGACCAGTCGGCAACACCGCCGTTGCCGCCCGGGTTCACGTTAGATCAACCCGCTGGCGGCGAATGGGAGAACAACAAGCCGTTGCCGGAATTCCCGCCGGCGCCTCCCAGCGTTGCAGCTCGACTGGGCGCAGGCGTTGCCGGTATGGGCGCTGGCGCTGCGGAAATGCTTGGTTTGGGCGCACCGGTTGAAGTCGCTGAAATGGCCGCTGGTCGGCAACCCGCTCAGCATTTCGGTGCACCCGGACCATTTGGCGCGACTGCGGAACAAGTCCGTGGGGTTGAGCAGCAAATGCGTGGAGTCACTCCCGCAACGGTCGCCAAGGGCGCGGTGCAGGGCATTGTTCAGCCATTTAAAACTATTGGCGGCGCATTTACGGCGCCGCCCCAAACGCTCGGTCAGGCATACGACGTCGGCAAAGCGGTGCCACAGGCGGCGGCAACATTTGAAGGCGCTCGCGCTTTGGGCGTGGGCGGTTTGAAACTGGCGGCTAGGGCTGCAACACCCGAAGCTCGAGCGGCTGCGGCGTCGGTGGCCACCGATGTAAATGACGCCAGGTTGCGCGCACAAAATTACGTAATGGAAAATTCGGGTCTTAACCTGAATCAGTTGTCACCAGAATTCCAGCAAAAGATGGTGGACATTGCTACCGATCCTGCGCGATTGCGATCTCAAGACCCGAAGGTTATTGCTAGAGAAGCTCGAGCTGCCAAATTTGGGTATCCATTGTCCAAAGGTCAAGCGGAGCGAAACAAAGCGCAAATGACGCGCGAGGAGATATTAAGCAGCTCGCCCGAAGGTCAACGTCTGACCGACATCAGTGAGCAGCAAGACGTTAAATTGCACGAGGCAATTGATGCGTTGCGCGGGAAAACTGGCGGTAAAGCAAAGACACCAGAGGAAATCGGCAAGTCGGTGCAGGAAGCATCACGCGGAAAGCTGAAGTTGATGAAGGCCGAAAAGACCGAGGCTTACAACGTTGCACAGCGGTTTGGCGAAATGGATTTGCCCATGGATGCCAGCGCGTTGCAAAAGATGGTGGAAAGTGACCCCAACATTAGTCGTTACACCGATTTGAAGTCGTTGTTAAAAGATTATGTGGAAGAAGATTTGCCGCCTAAGCCCGGTGAAACGATCACAGCGCCAAAAAAAGATTTTCAAAATCCCAATCCAAGCCAAGATTCCATATTGGAATTTATGGCTAAACATAAAATTGGGCTAGACGCCGAAGAAGCTGTGGCGCAAGGCATTGATCCCGAAGCGTTGCGACCTGCGCCTGGTCGAGCTGGGTTTGTTGGTATTAAGCGAGCGTTCCGCAAGAATGGTCTCAGCTTTGACAACGCAGCGGAGGTGTTAAGCCAATACGGCTATCCAGTGATTGACCAACAAGGCCGATATGATCCGAACATGCTGTTGGATGCTATTTCCGACGAGCTAGGCGGCATGCCTCGATACAGCGATCAAAACACCCACAGAATGGAAATGCATATGTGGGGGCAGGACATGAAAGAGCGCGGTGACGCTGCGCCTGCTAAAGCACCACAAAAATTGACAATCACGCCAAACAATCTCGAAAGCGTGAGGCAAGCTCTCAATACGGCGCAGAAAGGAACGCCAGCAGGGTATTTTTCTGGTCGCGTCATCAAAATGATTGACCAGATTCAAGACGAACATGGAACGCCATTTTACAAAGCAGCTCGAGCAAAAGAAAAAGCGTGGCGCGACGAATTTGATAGGCAGTCTCGCATTAAGAAGTTGGTCACCCAGCAAGGGCTGTCAGCTGATCGCGCTGTGGCGTTGGAAAAAACGACGGATTTCGTCATTGGTTCATCGTTGGAGCAGATTCGACAGATCAAGAAATCTTTGGTTACCGGCGGCAATCAACAGACGCGCGAAATGGGCAGGCAAGCATGGAAAAACGTGCAAGCCGGGGTTATCGACCGTTTGAAAGAAGCGGCGTCTAAGGGCGCCACGGTTGGCGAAAACGAACAACTCGAATTTGATGCAGCATTTCGTCGAGAATTTTTGAAGTTGGACCGCAACGGTCGATTGGAAGCCATTTTTCCTCCTAGGATTGTCAAAGAGCTGCGAGATTTGGATGCAGCTGTGCGCGACGTACGGCAAGTGCCAAAGGGACGTCGAAAGACTGGTCCAGACACTGCTGGTCGTTTGATGAACATAGCGTCAATGGTGGGCAAGTTTGTGCCGACCGTCGCTGCCGATGTTGCGGTCGGCGCTGCAAAAGCGGTCAAAAAGGTTGGTGAATTGGGAGCAGAACAGCGACAAATCAAAGAAGCCACAACGACGCCCACAGCAGAAGCGGCGGCGGCTGCGAAAAAAGACATCAAAAAGAAAGCCAAGCGGGCGCAAACTTTGTCATCCTTGCAACAGTATGGAGCGAAACCCAACAAGAATGCGGGTAGAGCGGCTTTCTTGACGGTCCCGATCACCCGTGGTTCCGAAGCCTATCAGGATCAAGCGCAATGAAAGTTCTTGTGATCGAGCTTGAAGACGCCGGCTGCGGCTTAGACTTTGTGCTGCGCTGCGTCCAAGCCGGCCACAAGGTGCGCTATTACAAGCCCGCCGAGAAGAAATACGAATTCGGCAAAGGCTTCCCGGGTGTCGAACACATTGACAACTGGGCCACGTCATTCAAATGGGCTGACCTCGTGTTCGCGACCGGCAACGACAAGTTCCTGCCCCGCATCGGCGTGATGCAAAAGGGTCAGATCAAGTTCTTTGGCCCGTCACAGGCCAGCGCCGACCTTGAGATCAAGCGCGAACTGGGCATGAAGTTCTTGGAAAAGCACGGCATTGAATGCCCTGAGTTCAAGACGTTCCCGAACCTTGACGCTGCTGAAGCGTACCAACGCAAGTCGAGCGAGCGGCACGTATTCAAGACGTTGGGCAGCGAGGAAGATAAGTCGCTGTCGTACGTCGGCAAGACGCCCGCCGACATGGTGGCGCGTATCCAGCGATGGAAAAAGCTCGGCATGACCCTCAAAGGCCCGTGTATGTTGCAGCAATTCATCCCGGGCGTGGAGTTTGCGGTCTCGCGTTGGCTTGGCGCTGACGGCTGGGTCGGTTTGCCCAACGAGAACTTTGAGCGCAAGAAATTGTTATCGGGCGACGCGGGGCCGAATTGTGGCGAGTCCGGCACGGTCATGAAGTATTGCACCGAATCCGTCTTGTTTGACGAGGTGCTAGCGCCTTTGGAGGACAGCCTGATCCAAATGGGTCACCTGGGCGACATTGACGTAAATTGCATCATTGACGAGAAGGGCAAGGCGTGGCCGCTTGAGTTCACGATGCGCCCTGGTTGGCCTGCGTTTAATATCATGCTGGCGACGCACAAGGGCGATCCGGTTGAGTGGATGCTGGACGCTTGCAAAGGTGAGGACACGCTCGATGTCAGCACCGCCATCGCGTGCGGCATTGTCGTGGCGCAGCCGGACTATCCCCACAGCAACGCCACACAGAAGGAAGTCACGGACATCCCGATTTACGGCGTGACCCCGAAGAACCGCCGTTACATCGCGCCCCAGTCGGTCAAGATGGCAGTGTTGCCCCAGATGGAAGGCGACAACATCGTTGAAAAGCCCATGTGGGCCACCTGTGGCGATTATCTGGCGGTGGTGACAGGTACGGGCAAGTCGGTCAAACAAGCCGCTGAGCGCGCTTATGGCGTCATTAAGGAACTGCACGTTCCGGACATGATGTTCCGCGACGATTGCCACGAGAAGATGGAAAAAGACATACCCGAGCTGCATAAGCACGGTTACGCCCTCGAATTCACCTATGAATGAGTAACCTATGGCTACCGGCTACCTGATCCCCGTTGCGAACTGTTTGCAAGTGTTTTCCGACCAAGGAATCGTTGCGAGCGGCTACAAATTGGCGACTTATTTGGCGGGTTCGACAACGCCCGTTACAACGTACACCACGTCGAGCCTGACGGTCGCGAACACTAACCCCGTCGTGCTGCAAAGCAACGGTCGGTTGCCAAACGCGATGTGGGTGCCATCGGGAACGTTGGTCAAAATTGTCTTACTTGACGCCAATAACAACGTGATCTCGGGGGGAACGTACGATAACTTGTCGGCCATCAACGACCCGTCGGCGATCACCATTCCGGCATCGTCGGTCACAGGACTTGCCGCATCGGCTACGACGGACACGACAAACGCATCCAACATCACCGCCGGCACGCTGCCAGCGGCCCGAATTACGGCGTTAAATGGCGTGCAATTTGGCGGGTTCGCGAGCACGACGCCTTACCCCGTCACGTTCTCCGCAACCGCCATGTCTTTGGACGCTTCACAGTCCAACGTGTTTACCACAACGCTAACGGCTTCAATCACCGTGGCGCCCACCATCGTCAATCCCAAAGACGGTCAGACGATTAACTGGTTCCTGACGCAGGACAGCACGGGCGGTCGCCTGATCACGGGTTACTGGCCCAGCGGTTTCAAATGGCCCGGTGGCAGCGCTCCGGTGTTGACCACGGCAGCGAACGCGGTGGATCTGTTGGTGGCAACGTACCGGGCCTCCACGGGCTTCTGGTACGCCTCGCTGATCAAGAATTTCTCATGACATTCGCAGCCGCGACATTGCAGATTGCGGGATCGTCCGGCGGCGGTGGTGGCGGTTCTATTACTAACGTCACGACGGGCGTCGGCAGCTCGGCAAACGCGCGTCAGTCGTATACCTGGTGGGGTTGGCTACAGTCTCCGGCATTCGCGGCGGCGTTCGGCCCGGACAGCGCTATCGGCTCGCCTACGCCCGCCAGTCCCAGCCTTTACGGTTATACCCTCGTCGGCGTTTATGCGGGCGACGGCGGCTCAGGAACGTCTAACGCGTACACCTACAACGTCGCAGTCGCGGGATCCGCGCCGACGGGTACGGTCAGCAGCCTGACAGTTGCCGGCACGACCATCAGCAACTTCACGTTGACCACGATCACGACGTACCAACCGGCTTACACCATATTCCGGTTCGGGATGAATTCACCCGCGGCGGAACTGTTCGGAACCAGCGGTACTGTCACCTGCACCATTGCATGAGGCGCCATCATGGGATTCGTTATATTCGCGACCATCGCCCTTCTGATCCTTGGTGACATCATTCTCAATGATCGACCGCCGAGGAAATGACGATGCACGAATCAACCACCAAAGCCGACGGGGCGGCTGTTGCGGTCTGGGCCGCCTATTTCATCAGTCACCTGACTGAAACGAATCAACTGCTACAGTTTTTCTGTCTGCTACTCGGTTTGATTTCAGGCATTTACGCAACGCTGTACCACATCATGCGGTGGCGAAGGCTGAAGAAAGAGAATGAGCGCCGAGCTTGACATCGCTTTCCCTCGGGTCAAAGAAGCCGAGGGATACCGGATGTATCCGTACAAGGATACGGTCGGCATCATGACCATTGGTTACGGCTGTGCGCTTGATAACGGTTGGCCTGAACCGTTCGCCGCAGCCGTCGCCAAGATCCAGTTGGAACAGGCCGAACTGGACGCCTTGGACGTGCCGGGATACCTCAATCTGTCGCCCATGCGGCGCAGCGTCCTGATTGAAATGGTGTTCAATCTCGGTCTGACGCATCTTATGCAATTCACCCATTTCATTGCCGCACTCAAAGCCGGGGACTACAAAACCGCGGCGGCTGAGATGCTGGACAGCAAATGGGCAACGCAGGTGGGAGACCGCGCCCGTCGTTTGGCTCTTATCATGGAAATGGGGACTGATACATGATTCCGACCACCGTACCGTTGATGGGCCACACCATTCAGGTATTCGTCATTGCCGAGCAAGATTGGCCTCACGGCGCAGACACGGCGGGCATCTGGATACCGCACCAGCATCAGATCCAAATCAACGACGGGTTGGACGATTCCAACAAGTTGCACACGTTTTTCCACGAGCTTCTGCACGCAGCCTTGGACGCGATGAACCACAAGTTGAGCCGAAACGAAGCGTTCGTTGACAACCTCGGTGGCCTACTGCACCAGGCATTGACGGGCGCGACCTACGCGAAATCGAAGCGCGTCCGTAAACGCGTATCGAAGAAATAATGTGGCACGACATATTGTCATCCCGGACGTCCAAGCGAAGCCGGGTGACGATTTCACGCACATCGACTGGGCGGCACGGGCCATCGTGGACCTCAAGCCCGACGTCATTGTGGTGTTGGGGGATTGGTGGGATCTACCGTCACTCTCCACCCACGACGCCCCGGGATCGAAAGAGGCCGAAGGTCGGCGCGTACTGACCGACATTGAAGTCGGCAATGAGGCGTTTGAACGGTTGGTCACGCCCATTGAGCGCGAGCGCATACGCTTGGCAACGAAAAAGCGGCGTATGTGGAATCCGCAATGCCATTTTCTATTCGGAAACCACGAAGATCGGCTGACGAGGGCTATATTTCGCGACCCCAAATGGGAAGGCATCATCAACCTCGACAGTCTGAAAACCCCGTGGTTTACCCGTCACCCGTTCCTCAAGATCGTGGAAATCGACGGAATATCGTACTGCCACTATTTCCCCAACCCATTTAGCGGTCGCCCCATCGGTGGGGCCATCACGGCGCGCCTCGGCAACATCGGGCGGTCGTTCGTGCAAGGGCATCAGCAAGGGTTCATGTACGCTTCCAAGGTGTACCCGAACCACGTCAAACACGGCTTGGTGTGCGGTCGGTTCTACACCCGCAACGAGCATTACCGGCCCGATGACGTCCAAGGGGTCGAATGGAACGGTATCGTGATGTTGGATTGCGTTCATAATGGCGATTATGACCTGGTGCCGTTACGCATCGACACATTACGAGAACGCTATGGGAAACAATGAGTTCGATGATTATGTTGCGGCATTAGGTAATCTGCATGCCTTTCGCACGCGACACAAAAGTCGGGTCATGAGGCCGGACATCAAAGCGGACGTCGAAGCTCTCCGCGATCAGGTCAACGAGCTTCATGACATGATCGAGGTAATCACATGCGCCTTGCAGAGCCTATCAAGCTCGAAAATTACGAAAGCAAAAACGATCCGATCAACCCGAGTCATTACCAAAAAGGTAAAGTTGAGTGCATCAGCGCCATTGAGGCGCAGCTCACGTCCGAGGAGTTCCGAGGTTACCTCAAAGGCCAGGTCGTCAAGTACGTCTGGCGCGAGGATCAGAAGGGCGGCACCGAGGACCTCAAAAAAGCGCATTGGTATTTGACTTACCTCTTAAATTACGACGAGGGTTAAATCATGAATTGGCTAAAATCCATTCCTCAGTTTCTTGAACTGTTCAAGGAAGGTAAGGAGATCAGCAATGCGGCGACATGGCAGAATCGCACCGTGGCAGCGAATGCCTGCGTGGCGCTGCTGGGGACGTGTTTGGTCATCGCGAAGACGTTCGGTTACGCCATCGAGCTTGACCAAGAAACTATGGCGAATCTGGGCGCTGGCATTGTGGCTGTTGTTGCTGCTGTCAACGCCGTCATGCACACCATTACGTCAAAAAATGTCGGATTGTCGCCCGACGGCATCTCTGGAACCGGGAGCGGAAATTCCATCGACATGGAATAAACTGCCCCCAATCATCGTTGGTTTTGAATGTCCTTTAGGAGAAACGAAATGAGTTTTTTCACGACTTTGGAGGCCGATGTAGCGGCCCTTGGTAAGTGGTTCGGCGGTAACCCGGTCGGCGCGCAGATCGAAGCGGACTTTCGCTCGGCGGTGTCGGAACTGGAAAAGATCGCCATTGCCGATTTGGAGAACGCGGTCAAGGTCATCGGCCTTGCGGCGTTGACGGGCTTGGCAACCGGCGGCACGGCGGGCGCCATTGCTGCCGGCATTGCCTCGGCGCAGACGGAGTTCAAGAGCATCAGCGCCGATGTAACGTCTAAGACCCTGAACACCTTGGTCACGACCGTGGTCAATCAGGTGTCTGCCCAAACCACGCCAGCGCCGATCAGCGCCCCGTAATGGGCGACGGGGTTATACCCCCATCGGATTGGGCGTCAGAGGTCCTAAAACGCCTTGACGCCCTTCCGACCATATTGCGGCAGCAGGAAACGATTGGGCGGCTGCTGTCGGTCATCCAGAGCCTGAAAGACAAACGCAATCGGTTGAGCAAAGCGCTGATCGAAAGTCGGTCGGAACTGGCGACGGCTCGGGCTGAAGTGGACGAGCTGCAACAGGTCATTATCAAGCGTTTGTCCGGTAAACCCTGATGGGCCACGCCGTCCTACTGATCTTGTTCTCGCTGTGGTTTACCGACCAT